AGTCATACAAAATTAACGAAGTTAATTTTGTAGAATTTGGGCGAAAAAAAAGCCCGTATTTCTACGGGCTTAACTTATTTAACTTCGTGGTTATTATTTTTTGTCTGCTAAAAATTTCTTGATAGCGTCTTGATTTTCTAAACAGCGATAAACAAAATCAAGTTTTACGATAGACCATTCAAAAATAGGTTGTCCATTTTTGTTAAATCTACCTGTGTCATTTTTAAGCATTTTTTGCACCTTCTCAACTAATGCTTTGAGATTGTTAGCTTGTTTATCTTTCAACTCACTCTCAACCTTTTTTAATTTCATGTCTTGAGCTTGTTTAAGTTTTGAGCTTAATGCTTTGTCGTCTTTGCTAGGATTTTTACCTGCTAAAATATCCTGTGCCATGCGTTGATTTACTTCTAGCAAATCTTGAGTGATATTCTCAACCGAAGTATGCTCAAATTCTGCTTTGATTGCTTTTCTTTTCTCACTCATGCGATTGCCGTCTTTAGTGTCTTTGCTAGGTTTTACAAAACCATGCTTTGCGATTGATTGCTTTAAGATATAACTAAAGTAAGTGTTCGCACTATCAACTGCCAATCCATCATTGATTAAATCATTGATAACCACGCCTTGCACCGATTTCAATAATTCATAATCAGGTTGAGTGCTAACCAATTCAACTAATTTATCAGACGCTAGATTGATAAACTCATCACGCTTTAAACCTGATGACCATGCACCTTTTACTGCCTTTGCTATTTCTTTACATGATTTAATATCATCACTTGATAAAACTTCTACATCATTTTGATTTTCTACTAACATATAAAACCTTTCATTATTTAAGTTTAAATAAGCGAACATTTTTAATTAGTGTTAAGAATGTTCGCAAGGTAAAGCAATATCGCCTTGCCTTAATTAAACTATGACATCTAGCTTGAATAAGTCAACCTTTTAGCACCTATTTTCAACCCTACCCATACCCCACAACCCCAAAACTTTGTGGGACTCCTGCGATTGCTATTACACTAAAACTTGTATAAACGATTACATATTTTTATAAAATCGGAAAATAGAAACCCACCCCCTTCTTTTTAAAAAGGGTCAATCAAAAAATTTTTTGCAAAAAATTTAAAAAAACGGGTTAGATTGCTTTAGGGTCTAGGTTATAAACTTCTGAATAGATTGCTTTGAGTTTGAGGAAGGACTCCTCATGGAGGTGAAACTTAGGATCTTTCTTTACATAAAGGGCTAGGTGAACCATTTCGTGTAACAAAGTTTGGAATATGGTAGTAAAGTGTCCACATGCCATAGAACTTATTTCAATCTGCATCTCTACTTCGTCAAAACAGCCATAAATACCTGGGTCGCTTATGACTTTAAACTTAACACGGGTAGACTTAGGCATCTTTAGCTTATTAAACGGTGGCAGTTTGCATGCCATATCATAAAGATGAGCTAAGTTTTCAGATGTAAGTGTAGTTAGCTTCAAAACAACACCGCTAAATAGACAATAATTACACCAGGATCGATTGTAGGTATGATTTCCATAACTCATTATACTAAAAATGTGCTTGATTAATATAACATTTTGGTATATATTGGCCGCAATAGCTGCAAAAATAAATTCTAGGATGTAAACAGCGACATTTTATGGCAATATCAATCATACCAGAGACAAATAAACCCCTACCTGACGATTTTGAATCAGAAGAACCTACTACTTTAGAAAAAAGAGTCAAAGTAGCAGCTAATACTGTTAAATTTTTAGTAGATGCTGGGGCAGAAATACCTGTATCGACTGCAGAAAAGAAAGAAGCAGAAGAAATATTCAAAGATTTTACAAATCCTGATGTTACACCCCCATTAAATGCAGCAACTAATAAAGCTTTAAGTGTTCCTGCTACAGTTCAGCATTTATATGCGATGCTTTCGGATTATGATCATCAAGTTGTACAAGAAGCCGTCCAATTGAGACGGTTTGTCACAAATAAACTTATAGAAGATGCAGGATTATCAGATCCTCGCCACAGATTAAAAGCTTTAGAGTTACTAGGTAAGATAAGTGACGTAGGTTTGTTCTCAGAGAAAACAGAAATTACAGTTAAGAATTTATCACAAGAAGATTTAGAATCACAAATCAAATCTAAACTTTATAAGATACTAGGAAAAACAGCAGTAGTAGATACAACATTTGAAGTTGTAGATGTAAAAGACGTAACTCCAGATATTTAATATGGCTATTGAGATTTCTGGCGTAACTGATGCTGAATTAGATAAAGCTCTGGCTAATATATCTCTATTGCCTAAAGCTGAACAAATACAATTACTTGCTGAGTTAGATGAATTAGAAAAAACACAGACAGTAGAGAAAAGACAAAATACTTTTTTGGAGTTTGTAAAACATGTATATCCTGGTTACAAAGTTGGTGCACATCACAAGCGATTGGCTCAAATCTTTGAAGACATCGCTAACGGCAAAAAGAAACGAGTTATTGTTAACATTGCTCCGCGACACGGAAAATCAGAACTCATCTCATATCTTGCACCGGCTTGGTTTTTGGGTAAGTACCCAGACAAGAAGATTATTATGGCATCTCATACAGCTGACCTTGCAGTTAACTTTGGACGACGTGTTCGTAACCTTGTCGGTTCTGATGCTTATAGTGATATTTTTCCTAATGTAGAACTACAAGCAGATAGTAAGTCTGCATCAAGATGGGGAACAAATCATAATGGAGAATACTTTGCTATTGGTGTTGGTGGTGCCCTCGCTGGTCGTGGGGCTGATTTGTTTATCATTGATGATCCACACTCCGAGCAAGACGCCAAGCTGGGACGTCCGGATGTGTTTCTGCCTGCTTGGGAGTGGTTTCAGTCTGGTCCAATTCAACGTCTTATGCCGGGCGGTGCGATTATTGTGGTGATGACTAGGTGGTCTAAGTTAGATTTAACGGGCCAAATAGTTAACCAAATGATCAAAACAGAAGGGGTAGACGAGTGGGAAGTTGTTGAATTTCCAGCAATTATTGAAGACAAAGAAGGTAACGAAGTTTCACTTTGGCCTGAATTTTGGCCACTTGAAGAATTACAGGCAAAAAAGGCGTCCCTTGATGTCAGATACTGGAACGCGCAATACTTACAGAACCCAGTATCAGAAGAAGGTGCTCTCATCAAGCGTGAATGGTGGAAGATATGGGAAGAAGAAAACCCACCAAGTTGTGAATTTACTATTATGTCTTTAGATGCCGCACAAGAAGCCAATACGAGAGCCGATTATAATTCGTTAACTACGTGGGGTGTCTTTTTTAACGAAGAGACTAATAATTATAATATAATACTACTTAACGCTATCAAGCAACGTATGGAGTTTCCTGAACTCAAAGAATTAGTGTTAGAAGAATATAAGGATTGGCAACCCGACGCCTTCATAGTAGAAAAGAAATCTAACGGAGCTGCACTCTATCAAGAAATGAGAAGAATGGGAGTGCCTTTAGGAGAATTTACACCAGGAAAAGGGCAAGATAAGATCAGTCGTGTTAACTCCGTGGCAGATCTCTTCAGATCTGGTATAGTGTGGGCTCCTGATAGACGTTGGGCTCACGAACTGATTGAAGAATGTAATGACTTCCCATCAGGTGCTAATGATGACCAAGTGGATAGCACCACTATGGCACTCATGCGCTTTAGACAAGGTGGGTTCATAAGATTACCTAATGATGAACCTGATGAGATATATGGGTTCAAATCAAATAAAAATAGATTGTATTTAGTTTAAGGATAAAAAATGGCAGACAATATAGATAAAAGTTTAGCACAAGCACCTAAAGGATTAGAAGAGTTGGCTATGGGTCAACCAGACCTTTCAATTGAAATTGAGAATCCTGAAAGTGTAACGCTTGATGATGGCAGCATGGAAATTACAATTACTCCAGGCAAAGAAACTAATGATGAGTTCAACGCTAACTTAGCAGAAGATTTAGATGAAGGACAATTAACTGAGTTATCAGGTGATCTTATTGGTGAATATGATGCTGATATTAATTCAAGAAAAGATTGGTTAACAACTTATGTTGATGGTTTAGAATTACTAGGTTTAAAAGTAGAAGATAGAACTGAACCGTGGCCAGGTGCATGTAATGTGTACCATCCACTCATGACTGAAGCGTTAGTTAAGTTCCAAGCAGAAACAATGATGGAAACATTTCCAGCTGCAGGTCCTGTTAAGACAGTAATTATTGGTAAACAAACACGTGAAAAAGAAGAAGCTGCTGAACGTGTAAAAGATGATATGAACTATCAGTTAACAGATATGATGCCTGAGTATCGTCCTGAGCATGAAAGAATGTTGTGGGGTTTAGGTTTAGCTGGTAATGCGTTTAAAAAAGTTTACTATGATCCTAGCTTAGAACGTCAAGTTGCAATGTATGTTCCAGCAGAAGATATTGTTGTACCCTATGGTGCGTCATCACTAGAAACTGCAGATCGTGTAACACACGTAATGAGAAAAACAAAAAATGAATTACGTAAATTAATGGTGGCAGGCTTCTACAAAGATATAGATTTAGGTGAGCCGTTCTTAGACATTGATGAAGCTGAAAAGAAAATTGCAGAAAAGCTAGGCTTTAATCCTACAGAAGATGATCGTTATAAAATTCTAGAAATGCATGTGAATCTTGATTTAGAAAATGGAGATTCAGAAGATGGTATAGCACTACCTTATGTAGTTACTATTGAAAAAGGTACAGGCACTATATTATCTATACGCCGTAATTGGAATCCAGATGATGATAAAAAATTAAAACGTCAACACTTTGTTCACTATGGTTACATTCCAGGTTTTGGATTCTACTGCTTTGGTTTAATTCATTTGATTGGAGCGTTTGCTAAGTCAGGCACAATGATCTTAAGACAGCTCGTTGATGCAGGCACATTGAGCAACCTACCAGGGGGGCTTAAGTCACGTGGTCTTCGTATCAAAGGTGATGATACCCCCATTGCTCCAGGTGAGTTTAGAGATGTAGATGTACCATCAGGTGCAATCAGAGATAACATCTTACCACTACCATATAAAGAACCAAGTCAAGTATTGAATCAATTAATGAATCAAATTCTTGATGAAGGTAGAAGATTTGCATCAGCTGCAGATATGAAAGTATCTGATATGAGTGCTAACTCACCAGTAGGTACAACATTAGCAATTCTTGAACGTACATTAAAAGTAATGTCAGCTGTACAAGCACGTATCTACTATGCAATGAAACAAGAGTTTAAACTCTTAAAAGGTATTATTCGTGATTATACGCCACAAGAATATTCTTATGATCCTGAAGTAGGTGATAGACGTGCTAAACAAGCTGATTATGATAATGTGGATGTTATTCCTGTAAGTGATCCTAATGCTGCAACGATGTCTCAAAAGGTTGTGCAGTATCAAGCTGTTATGCAAATGGCACAAGCTAACCCACAAATATATGATCAAGTAGAATTAAATAAACAAATGTTAGAAGTGTTAGGAGTTAAAAATATTGAAAAATTAATTCCAGCTGCTGAAGAACAAAAACCCAAAGACCCGGTTACTGAAAATATGAATATGATTAATGGTAAACCTGTTAAAGCTTTTATTTATCAAGATCATGAAGCACACATTAGAGTTCATATGGCCGCTATGCAAGATCCCAAAATTATGCAGTTAGTAGGTCAAAATCCTCAAGCTCAAGTAATTCAAGCCGCAGCTATGGCACATATTAATGAGCATATCGCGTTTGAATATAGAAAACAGCTTGAAGAACAATTAGGTGTTCCATTACCTAAACCTAATGAAACATTACCTGAAGATGTTGAAGTGGAACTTTCACGTTTAACTGCAGAAGCTGCGTCTAAATTATTACAAAAAGATCAAGCAGAAGCACAGCAACAACAAATTCAACAGCAACAGCAAGATCCATTAATTCAAATGCAACAACAAGAGTTAGCTATTAAACAACAAGAAGTGCAAATTAAAGCTCAAAAAACTATGGCTGATATTCAGTTAGATCAAGCTAAACTAGAACTAGAAAAATTAAAAATAGATTCTAATGAACGAGTAGCTGGAGCTAAATTAGGAGCATCTTCTGAATTAGAAAAAAATAAGATTGAAGCTCACCAGATGTTAGAAGGTGTAAAAATAGGTATGCAAACTACCAATAAAACAAAGGATAAAAAACCAACAGAGGAGTAATTAAATGGACCAAACGCTAGAGCTATTATTGTCTCGAATAGATGATCAGCGCAAAACAGTTTTAATAAATTTAGGAGACGGAGCAGCAAAAGATTTTGCTTCGTACCAAAATATGACCGGATATATACGAGGTCTATCCGTCGCAGAAAGTATGATTAAAGACCTTGCACAAAGAATGGAGACATTTGACGATGAGTGACATACTCACAATGAATCAAAATTTGGTTGATGCTAATGGTAGACCAATTACGATTCCAACAGTAGATGAAGTACAACCGGAAGAAATTCCGATTGAAGAAAGAGGTTTGCAATTACCAGAACCACAAGGCTACAGAATTTTATGTGCAATTCCGGAAGCATCGGAAACATATGAAAGTGGTTTAGTTAAAGCAGGTCAAACAAAACACATTGAAGAACATTCCACTGTAGTGTTATTTGTAGTGAAAATGGGAAACCTGTGTTACAAGGACGAAGTTAGATTTCCAACTGGTCCATGGTGTAAAGAGGGTGATTTTATTCTAACACGTGCATATGCAGGTACTAGATTTAAAATCCACGGAAGAGAATTCCGCATTATTAACGACGATACTGTAGAAGGTGTGGTGCAAGATCCACGCGGCTACACTC